AAAGTACCAGCAGGCAGTTCAAGCACTTGGAAAACGTCGCCGTTTGTGCATGTGTAGTTGTCGATCTTAGAAATATCTAAAACCGCTTCTACCATGTACGCAGGACGACGACTTTCTGGAAGTGCCGCAATCGAGTTTGCCGCTTCACTAGAAATAGTGGAACCAGCAGTAAGGTCAAAAATTGCCATGGATAGTTCCTCCTATTAAGCGGCGTTGTAGACGGCTGTAGCGATTGCTTCTGGACGAAGAATCTTACGGCCATACAGGTTCATACCACGAACGATGTCAGCGAAGCTGTCTGGATCACGATATGTTTCAGTCTTAGCAATCTGCTGTGCAGAAGCAACTGCAGAGTCATGACCTGCTACCAACACACCGAAGTTAGTCAACTGGTTCGCAGTACCTGTAGTACCCGGACCTGTACCAACTGAAGGCAGGTTGTTAGAAACATAGACACGGAATCCGTGCAAGTTGTTCACCTGAAGACCGTTACGCAACCCATTGCTTTCACCGAAGTCTGCATTCAGAAGACGCGAATCTTCGTCCTTCAAGATTTCCATAAAGACTGGATCAACAACCAACCAACGCCCTTCTGAATCAACAAACTGCTGATCGAGGAGACGAGCCATACGAGCAATCACCTGAAGAGGTGAAGCTGTCGCTGATGGCACTGATGTTGCTCCCGGCAAACGAGCCGCCACTGGGATTGAATGAGTACCAGCACTTGTCGTAGTGATGTTGCCGAATGAACCTTTGATCAACTGCATTGAATCAAGAAGTTCGTCAGAACCTGCAGTAGCAACTGCCTTAGTACCTGATACTACATCGTTTGCAGTGTCAGCTACGCCAGAGATTGCAGACTGCTTGTAACCTGAAAGGTAACCCAAGACTTCAGCGTCATACTGATCACGGAGGCGATAACCAGCGCGGTCAGTAGCCATATCCATGAAGTTAACGTGTGCGTGTGCTTCTTCGATGTCATCCATCTTGAACGCAAAGTAATGCGCCTGATCAACAACAAGCGTGAAGTCTTCGTCGTCGATATCCTGTGGAGTAATATTTACGCCACGAGCATACTCTTTGACTGTGATTTCAGGCTCTTTGATGATCTTAACAGAATCACCGAAGTTAGCGATTTCACCGAAGTAATCAGAGTTAGTGATTGCTTCTACGATTGATGATTTGCGGAAGGCTTTCTGGACCTTCTGCGAGTAAATGACGGGAGAGAAATTCCCGTTTGGCAGATTACCGTAACCCGCCGCTGTTTTAAATGCCATGATAGTTCCTCCTAGTCAGGCAATACTATTTTTACAATAGACTACGTCTGACCGTTTTAGAGGCTTGTTTTCATAAGGTGGTCTTTATACATTACCGGCCAAAGTAGCATATAAAAACGGCTTACTATGCACAAGGTATTCTGTTCACGGTGTGTAATCTTAGATGGTTCAGAGGTGTTTTAGTAAAGAACTAAAAGGCTCTGAGATTATCTATATACTGGGGTGTATATAATATATTTAAAAAGTCAACACTTATGTTAACGTGCGGCACCATTGATGTCATAAACAAAGGTGTTATTCCGCATAGCTTCCAAAATTTCAGGCTCATGCTTTTCGTACTCATACGGACGAAGAGATTGAACCCTGCTCTCGCTCCACTGTGAAGAGGGGCTGGAACTTGGACGAGATTGACCGCTTTTCTTAATTGCTTTAGCGGCCTCTTTCTTCAATTCTGAATCTGAACGCTGTTCTGTAATCATTCCAACATCGGCTTTGTACAGATCAATAGCACGAGCCGCCGCAATGGCATCGTTCTCATTTTTGTATAAAGCATCCTGTAAGTATTGAGGCTGTTGCTTCACCCAATCGTGGAAGTTTTTCTGAGAACGAATTGCATCAAAGTCTGGATGCAAACGCTTTAACTCGTGTTCTGCCTTTTCCCGTTCTAATTGTTGTTTCATTTTGCGAAGGTCCGACATATTCTTTTCGACTTCACTTGATGCTTCTCTCGCCCTCTTTTGAGCAATCGAATCAACAATCTTTGCAACTTCTGGGTATTTAGATGCCCACGCTTCAATTTCTTCTTCAGATGTTGGGAGAGTAAATTCTTCCTGCTCTTTAGAACGAAGCTGTTGACGTAAGGTTTCTAATTCTCTATCTTTTGAATCGACAGTTTGTTGCATGTGGCGACGAAGGTCACCGTAACGCTTTTTGAATGTTTCTTCTTCTTGTTGAATTTCAGGAGAAGAAGTTTCATCCACAACTTGCTCCTGTACTTCCTGTTCTTCAACAGGTTCTACACGTTGGTACTTAGGCATTTTGTATTTCCTTTTTGCTGGGGGCCTAGTTTGGGTGGCCCATAGATATACCTAACCGATTTGGTTTAGGATTTCTTGGCGTGACATGCCTTGTTTCATCATGTCATGCACTTGTGCTGTTAGACCGCCTTTTGCCATTGCAGTCGGTGCTGGAGTTGCTGGTGCTTCCATTTCAGGACCGGGACGCATGATTCCTTCTTGTGGAGCAGGTGCTGGTGCCGCACCACCTTGGATACCTTGAGAGAACTCACTGAACATTGTTCCGCCAGTTAAGTTATCTAAAATACCTGTGATAGGATCTTGCATTAACTGTCCTATCGCATTCTTGTTGTCTTCGTCCATGCCTTCATAGTTAGACATCATTGTTTCGACAGTAAGTGGCTTAGGAGCTTCTTCTGCCTGTGGTTGTGCCTGTGCAGTAGGCATCGGTGCTTGTTCAGCCATTAGTTACTTCCTTTTGAGTATTTAATCATTGTCTTTCGAGGGGTGTTCTTGCGATAAGGCATACCGCCTTTATTCCACTCTTCTCCGCCGCCGCTCCAATCATCTGGGTCACTTCCAACGGAATCGGAAACCCCGTCGTCGTCATCCTTGTCGTCATCCTTGTCGCTATCAGAATCTCCGCTCCAATCAGGTCCTGTAGCTTCTTCAAATGTCGTCATATCAAAGCCTTGGTCTTCAAGACCCGCACGAGTGCCACTAAAGTCGAACTGACCTCCACCCGGTTCGTCGAAGCGATTAGGATCAATTGCGTCGAACACATCAGCAGAACCCCATCCAGAATTAGCTACTGCGTCTGCTTCAGCCTGAGAGCCGTACTGAGAATCTCTCCAATCGTTATTTTCATCAGTACTTCCGGAAGAAACTCGTTGCGCTTCTTTTTCTGAGATGGCAATCGAAGCGGCAGTATAAGTATCAATTTCGCTTCGCCAATCTGCATAAGACGTATCAAACCCGGGCTTAACATCAGTAGAAGGTGTAATACCACTGTTTTTACCTTCTCGGATCATGTCTCGTACATCAGTGCGGGCAAGAGATTTGCGGACTCCGTTGACTACTTTTTCTACCACTGCAAACGCAGGATTGAGAACACCGAATCCGCTAGGCTTTTCGATACTTTTCATTAACTGATCGTATTCAGGACTAATCTCTGAAAAGATGTCATCTACTTCGACTTCAGTTAAACCGAGCGTTCCACGACCTTCAGGCCCATCATCACGATCATCCCCGCCATCACCAGTAGCCACCTGACCAGTCGTTACAATCGGAACACATTGTCCCAGTGCATCATCGTAGGTATACCCGGGAGGGCATGTTGTCGTATCGTCTTCTTCCTCTTCTTCACCGGGGGTAATACCATACACATCTCTTTCAAGAATTTTTTGTGGGGAAAATCGGGTGGCACGTGATATGTCGTATTCTTCTTTGCTAATCTGCTGGCCTGTCATTGGATCAACATAGGCCATCGTCATCATTCCAGTGACAGGATCTTTGACGTACTGAAGAATATAATTGTAGGCATCTTCTGAAGCGGCAGTGCTTTCTACCGAAGTCCCCTCCTGCGCCTCAACAACTTTAACTTCTGCCTTCTCAACTTCAGGCGCATCTTCCTCTTCAATGTCGTATTCCACAGGTTCTTTGGTATCTTCATCGACCATTGAAATCCTATCGTGCATAGCCATCAAACCCAGTGCATGTTTTGCTTCACAGCGTAACTCTTCAAAAGTCTTCAGGCCGTGATAACGAACAACATCTGCAGGGACAACATACTCACCTTCAGACAGTAGCGCAGGAATATCATCCCGCACTTCTTCGTCCTTAGATCCTGCGGGGACTTCATTACCAGAATGAGCGTCCATACCAATCACAACTTGCATAGGGGCAAAAGGATCAGAGTCCATCATTAATCCACCCATCATCATTTCTGTCGCGTTAGACTCTGCCATTGCTTTCTGAACTGCCTCACCTCGGGCACGTTCATACGACGATAACTCACCATCGTTATTTAAATCTGCTTTGGTCTCGTCGAGTTGGAACTTTTTCTGCCCCATTTCTTCTCCCTCTTTTGTGGCAACGACATTGCCGTGTAATGTTTTACGGGCCATCTGACATTAATCCTTGGTTATCTTCATCTTGTGCTTCGGCGCGGATACGTTGACCTGCCTCGGTCCCCTTGCCCCGCAAGAAATCTCCAAAGCCTAAATCGACTAAGTCACCCGCCATCATGCCAACGCCTAATGGAGTGTTAGAGATAATATCGTAGGGTTTAGTTCTAGGAACTAATAAGTCAAGTAAGAATGTACTTGTTATACCTAATTCGTTCGGTACTGCCCCGTCTGCCACATCAAACAGAGATGCAGTAGGGGTAGGGTCATCAACTCCTAAGCCAGCTACAAAAGCCTCTGAAGGAGGTGAAGCAAGTCCAACAGCCGTTCCTGCAACTGCGGCAGGGCCTAAAGCTGAAGGGCCGTCTCCCTTCTTTTGTTGTTGTTCTTGTTTCTTTTTGGCAACAGTTGGTGCGTCTTGAATTTCTTTACCCATCACAGTTTCTGGAAAGGAAAGTTTGTCCGCCGCAGTAGGGTATTCTGTTTCAGGAAAAGCCCGTACTAAAACATGAGTGTTATTCAATTGAAACTTAACAGGCACTTCATCCGCATCTAGCAATACCGTGTTAGTTTCATTGCGATGCGTAGGGTAAAAAATCCCGATAGATTTTCTTGCTTCGCCTGCTGGTAAAAACGCTTTTAGAGCAGAAGATCTTGCTTCGGCTTCTCCTAGTTCCCGTAAAGTTATTTCAAAGCCAGTAGACCAACTTAACTTCCCGGATTTTAATTGCTTTTTTGCTTCTTTTACTTGAGAAGAAAAATCGGACTCAAAAAATTTATCCGCTACGAAATCTGATCTAAATGAATCCGCAACTAATTGATGTACAGAGTCAACTTTATTTTTAAATTGATCGTACCCAATATCGCCGGGTTGAAGTTGTTCTAAAGCTTTAACCGCGTCTTCATAATCATTAATAAAACCTTTTAACCCTTCTTTTGCGTAATTCTGATTGTACCCTACGCTCGATGCCTTTTTAACATCTTGAATGTGGTGCTGAAATTCATGGATAAAAGTATTAAAACTCGCCAGCACTTGTTTAGTAATTTCATCCTCTGTCAAAACTTTCGTTAAATTTAGGCCCTTTTTAGGATCACTTGTTGGTACAGTAATTACAATTCTAGGAACAAAGTTGTTTGATGGGTGCGGACCTTCATAAAAACCTTGATTTGCGTAGGGCGTTTTTTTATAACTTTGGGTACTACGAGGAGCAATTTCCACATCCATATTTTTAAGTTCAGGAAAATTTTCAAAAATAGGGGAGTCTTCAGACAAATAACGAGTAATGGGGAAATTAAATTTCTTAGTAACTTTTTTAGGGGATTTTAAATAAAATTCTAAATCCTTTTGAAAATTGCCAATTGCACTCAAAGCTTCTGCATCACGTGCGCGAAGCTCAGGGACATCAACTTTTAAGTCGCCATCTTCAGACTTGTACACGCCCATCTCATTGTACAGTTCGCCGTTAGGGGCAGTGTCGGCACCTTCATCGATACGCTTCTGAGCTTTTTGAAAGAAAGCTTTAGCGGCATCAGAACCTTCAGCAAATGCCTTGAGAGGAATATAGGCGGCTTCGGCTTCTTCAGGGGTAGCAACTAATCCAAGAGCAATGGCAGTTCCTGAAAGGCCTGCTATTATTGATTTAGTCTTATTTGTTTGTGGGAAATACCCAAACTCATTAACATCGTTGCCGTCCCAGTAAAGATCTTTTACTTTTACTTTTTCGGCAATCACTTTTCCAGCGTCTTGACCAGAACGGCCATACCCACCCGCCGCATGAAGATCCGCATACGTTTTGCTTAAAGTAACAAAATCCCCACGATTGATTGTATTAATGTCATCTTCATCGGGAACTGCACGATAGATAGTGATCTCTGCTTCAGGGTTATCTTTAACAGAGCGAATAATATTGTAGCTTTCGTTATTCGCTATGCCGTACTCATCTCCTTGAAAAGAAGGTCCCGGAGCGTAAATACTTTTTCCTCGAGCCGTGTAGAAATCTTCAGGGTATCCTGCAGATTCCCCAGTAGTAGATCGGGTCAAATCATCTAATCGTATTGGAGTATCATCTTCAGGACCTCGGGGTTGATGCATCATGCGATACGAAGTATCAACATCATCTATCATTTTCTCCCCGGCTTTGACAGCACTTTTTAGCACTCCACCACCCGGGGCGAGCATTAAGCCACCTGTATCCATCTCAGCTTTTTTGAGATCTTCTTTAAGAATCCAGTTGCCGTCTGGTCCTTTTGTGTAAATACGCTTTGCTTCTTCTTCTTCAAACTCAGCTAAACGCTCTGGGGTTTCAAACCGACCGTAACTCTTTTCGGGTACAACTCCATCAATTTCTGGTAACTCGCCGTTCTCTGCAAGCGAATCCGCAATCTCAATAGCCTTAGCAATAAACTCTTCACGATCAGGATACATCTCACGTAAACGACGACCGTAAATATTATTGTTTAAATCAATTTTATCTTCGGGGGCATCCCCCTCACGGAAATCGATAAGGAAACTTGCAATATCTCGACCGATGGTTTCCTCTTGTTCAGGGCTTAGTTCAATCAGACCGCCCAACAATAAATGCCGAAGAGTATCTTCCGTACGATCATTATCTTCGTACTTTGCCCGTTCTGCATGTGCCCTAGAGATGTACGCCGCATCAACTACATCTTGCTCCGTGCCAGTAATTAAAGCAGGAAGCATTTCAAAAGATGAAATTCCAAATTCACTATAGTGTACATCTCTTCTGTCTGGCATTTACTTTTCCCTAGCCCTCTGCTCGACTTCATCTCTCAATGAAAACAACCGACGAGTTTCTTTTGCTTGACCCTGAAGTTCTTTGACCTCATCCCACGAAGTAGCAATCTCTAGTTGCCGATGAATAAACTCAATACGATCTACTGCGTATAATTGCAGAGCGTCTGTGTTTTTCTTTGTGTTAATTAACGGAAGTAGTTTCTTAGCGATTTCTGGGATCATTGAACGGTTGGCTCCTCACCTTCTCCCGTATTGGCTGAAAATCCGGGTGCCCCCGGCTCCGGTGCATTACCCGGTCCCATGTTCCCTGCCCCTGTACCCGAAGGATTCTCTGGGGTTGGTACACCCTCTTGTCCTTGCTGTTGTTGTGGGGGTTGTTGCTGTTGCATCTGCTCTTGCGCTTGCTTCATGAGAATTGCTTGTACAGCGGCCTCACGAGGATCATTGATGATCTTGTCTTCATCCAAATCTAAAGAAGCGGCTATTTCACGAATGATGTAATCGAACTTGATTAACGGAGCTAATGCTGGGTTTCCACCCATTTGCATCATCTGCATGAGACGCTGAGATCGAATCTCATTACGCATCAAGGATTCAGTACCACGGGCAACCACTGCCAAATCACCTTTAGCTCGCTCGTCGTAATCAAACTGCATATTAAAAGCAAACATCGATTTACCTAGAGGAGATAATAAGTAATCATCGACATTCTTTACGACAGTCTTAATGTTCTGTGCGGCGGCACCCATCAGCATTGAAATACCAGAAGCAGTCCGCCCGACTCCAGCAACACCTGTTTGTCCGTGTGAGAACGAAGGGATACCTGTAGACTCATCGGCTAGCTGTCGAGACTTGTCAAACAGCATCATATTCTCAGAAGCAACATTCTGGAACTTCGTAGAAAAGAGAGCCTGCCCCGGTGCGCCACCTTGACGACGGAATACTTTGCCCGGATACACAGATAAGTCTTGGCCGGGGACAAGGTTCGCCTCATCCACTTCAAAGATCAAGTTACCCGACAGCATGGCATTATCGACAGCCATCCGCATGAAACCATTCATCAGCATCTGAGTGTCTTCCATATTTTCCCCCACGCCCACTCCAAAGAATGAGTAAGGGTTTAGCTCGTATGGAACTGCATAGAAAGGAATGCGTGTTGGCTTGAACGGATTGAGAACTAAACGAAGAATATTGTCCCCGCAAACCCACGCATTAATTTGAATCTGATCGAACTTCTTCAGTTCTTTCGTCAGCTTGAGACCTGCATCTTCTGCAATCTCTCGATCAACCACACCCCAGTACTCTAAGACTTCCCAGCGGTAGATGGTATCTCGGTAATTCGTATCGTCAATGACATCTTCCCAATACTCATTGTTGTAGTTGGGGCCATCTTCAATGGCACGTTCAATGGCTTTATCTCTGAAGAATGGACGATTCTTTAACTCACGAAGTTCAGAGCGAGACATCCGATGACGATAGATTACATATTCTGCCTCTGACATATTGTACGCATCAGAGTCAGGGTAGAAGTTCCAAATTGAGACGGCTTCAATACGGGGCATCGTTCTCATTGTTGGGGTGTATTCCCCTGTCTCATCCCAATTTGGATACTCAACATCATGAGCAAACGGTCCTTTAATTACGCCAGTACCAAACAAGGCCATTTCAAATGCAGAAAAGCGGAGGTGTTTACTGGCATCAGACTCTTCAAGCTGATCATGAATTTTCTTTTCCATAAACCGCGCCGCTTCTTTGGCAGGTTCATAGACTGCAGACGTTGGGGTATTCCCGGGTCCTGCGTTGACTTCTTCTTTAACAGGATCAAGTTTATCTTTGAGTGGGCCTAGATCAGAGGCAGTAACAGCACCTTCAGGAACATCCCGTCCATCTCCTGCATACCCGACATTTAACTCGTCGTAGATTTCTTTGAGAGGTTCCGGGACTCCCGCATCAAGGTGAACCGAGTCTTTAATGCCTTCAGGTATTTTTGTCTGCTCAACTCCGATTGGAAATTTATTACCTGCGAACAAAACATCGACGATTTGGCTGTAGGCCGCAAGGACTTTTGTTTTGGTAATTTTAATAAAAATTTGCGAACGCTCAGTATCGGTGAACTGCGTCGTATCATCGTAAATCCCTCGATAATTTTTGTACGCTTTTAACCACCGCTCTTCTTCGGTCAGTCGCTTATCTTTCGATCTAGCAAATTTATCTCGGACAATAGAAACAAACCCTGAGTATTGGAAGTCTTCAGAAATATCATCTGTATCATCTAATACAACAGTGTCTTGTTGTTCAAAGTCAGGTTTATCTACAATAGCCATTTATACATCCACTAATATCCAAAAACTTTATCGAAAGGTTGCCAACCTGTTTTACCCAACTCTTCTTCAAAATCAAACACGCTCTTTGCTCTAGGACGAGACATGATTCCGTAGCGAACAGAATCGTACGTATGGTCACTGGCGTATCTAACATCAATATCATCAGTGCCTTTTGGACATGATGGTATCACTTGGAGATCTGCAATAATTTGTCGGCAAGTGTTAAAGAAAACAATTCCGGGCATTTCAATCTCTTCATCAACACGAAGTAATTCATGCAATCTGTTTTTACCTGCGACACGAGATCCTGCTGTTCGATCTGCAGGTCTCCACCGACAACCCTCTGCAATCATCTCTTCTGCAATAGAAGGTCCTGTGTGTCCTCGCTTGTGCCATGTCGAGCTATCTAATACGCCATAGCTAATCTTTTCACCCTGCTCAAGTTGCACAACCTTACGTGCCAACTCTCGTGCCGTTAATTTACTGGCGTATAACTCACGGTACACATACAAGATTTCATACGCCGGATCGACCGCAAACCAATGCACTGCAGAGAATGTCGAATACCCAAAGTCACACGATCTGAATCTTCTCCACGTATGTGGTATCTCAAAAGGTTCTGTAATATGAACAGATGAAGAAAACTCAGGGAAGGCCGCACCCTCTGCAATCATCCAGTCCCCTTCTAACAACTGTCTCCGTTGTTGTTCTGGAAGGGAAAGCAAGTTCGCTTCATAGCTACCCTCATCAAACAGATAAGGGTTGTCTTTAAGTGTAGCCGGGATGAACCGTCTAAAGAACAAAGGCTGTCCTGCTTTCGCATGAGTGTCAGGAAACCTTAGCTCCTTTCCTGATTCAATATCCACAGGGCAGAACTTGGTGTTTGCAGGAGAAGGGTCGATAAACATCTTCTTGACCCAACCATGTCCGGGGCCACCCGGGTTCGTGGTAGCTCGCATACATAAGGGAAGATTTGGGTCAGTAGTACGAAGACGAGAACGCATGTAGTCCCAAGCGAATGGCGTAGGATTCTGCGTAAGCTCATCAAACCCAATCCAACTAAATGCTTGGCCTTGGTAACGAAGTACATCCTCATCTCTATCTAGGTAAGTTAACCAGAGTCGTGCGCCAGATGGGAATGTCCATTGAGACTTTCTCTCTGACCACTTTGCGCCTTTATAGACTTGAGGATATAGCTCTTGAGTTTTCCAGATTAATTCACGAAGTTCATCGTTAGTACGACGAAGTAAAATACCGTTAAATTCTTTATTAGAGAAATAACGAACGGGGTCTGCAATCAGTGCGTAGGACTTACCGCCACCTGCGGCACCACCATATAACACTTCCCTCTCTGAGGCAGACAAAAATTCAGTTTGAGGACCGGGGTTCGGCTTAAAAATAACCGGGGCTTCACCTTTCTTAGTTCGGTAGATAGCCCCGCCAACAACCTCCATGTCAGGATCAATGGGAGGTTTCTCTTCCTGTTTTTGTGGTTTTGTTAACAGGTCATACTCTTTTTGTAGATTCGTAATCTTGCGCTTTAACTGCGTCTTCTTCTGGGTCTCTTTGACCTTTTTCTTATCTTTATTTAAATTAGAATTGGCATTAGTTGCACCGTGATTACCGTGGGCCTGTGCCCGGTGGTCTCTCCATTCAGGATAGATCTCACAGATCTTATTGAATAACTTACGGCAGGCTTCATACGAAAATGGTGCCCCACAATTTGCCGTAACAAAATCGGAGACCTGTCGATACGATGCCCCCTCCTTTAACGCATAAATAGCCGTTTCAAAATAAGGATACAATTCCTGATTAAGAATAAACTCTAGGTTCGGCTTGGAGGTTGCTGGATCTTTATCGTAGACAACTAAAAAAGGAGGTCTTCCTCGGCCTGTTGGCTTGAATCGATCAGGGAATACTCGCTCCTTAATCGTCTTCTTTTGTTCGTCAGTCAGACTCATCTGATTTCTTTTGAGGTAAAATAAATAAACCAGATGTATCTGTTGTTACCTCAACTTTCTCTCTCTTCACAACACCTACACGATCCAATATCTGTGTCGCCGCTGTGATGGAATTCTTAGCTCCCATTGCTGTCGGATCATCTAAAACACCGACAAGACCGAAAGCCGCCTGTACAGAATGAGTTCCAAGGATATTATTAGCTAACGCAATGATCTCATCATTCAATGGAGTAATGACTTCGTTTTGATGCGTAGTTTCTGAATAACCTGCCTCCCGCATAGCACCACGAATGTTGCCCTGAGAGGTAGACCCTAACGCCTGCAAAAAAGCTAACTGCTTTTCTGTGTAGGTCTTGCTGGGATTTAAATACGCACTTTTATCCATTGGGTTCACCATTTCTTACATGACCAGTAGCGGGCCGTAAACTTATCCTTTGCAGTATCACAGTTATGCCTTGCACGGAATGATTTCCTACGCTCTGGATTATCTCTTTTAATTTCCATATCAGGATCGCCAAACCGTACGAGTTTGATCTCATCACCCTTCTTTGCAAGAACAGCAAACTTCTTAGAGCCACCAGATGTTCTCTTTGGTTTGTTGTATCCAGCGAAGGTTTCCCCACGGTATTTTATACGGCCAGAAGGTAAGCGTTCAACATCTTTGGTAGTAGCCATCCTCTATTTCCTGTAACTTGCAGTTTTCTTTGCAATCTTCTTTGGTTGCTTCGCTACCTGCTTACCAGCCTTAGTCGCTTTCCGCTTGGCTCTGGTAGTAGCGGCATACTCTTTGTCCGAAAGAGCCTTGATAGCTTTCTCCGGTAGATATCGCTCCCCGGTAGCTTTGGGGCCTTGTGTAGATGGCTTGCCACTTTTGGTACGCCACTTCTGCTTGGTCCAGTTCTTTAGACTTTGCTGAGGCTTCTTCATTACGACTTGTAGCCTCCACCCTTTGCTTTGTACTGTTTTGCAAGCATCTGGGCCTTTCTTGCACTCCACTGTCCGGGCTTTCCGCCTTTACCGCCTGCTTTGATCTGGTTAAATAAGTTTTTACGCATGGAGGGTTTGGTGTAGTTTCCAGCTTCATTGACACGACTCTTTGTCTTCTTTGCGGGCATGTTATCCTCCCACTGGATTGAAGAATTCTTCGACGGTACAGAAGGCATCGGTATCCGGAACTCCGGAACCTGCTGTATCTGTCGTTTCTACAGTTATATAATCCCCAGCTTCAAGGACAATAAATGCGTTATCAATCTTGATAAACTCCCCCTGACTTAAG